CTAGAAGCGGAGGGGGCCGCTGCGCCAGATGACCTCTCCGACGATCTCCAGAGGGTGGGCGTCGCTGGGGGTGACGGTCTCCGGAGGGTAGCGGGGGTTGTCGCTGATGACGAGCACCGTGCCGTCCAGGCGAGGCTGCAGGCGCTTCGCCAAAAGGGTGTCTCCGACCCGCAGGATGTAGATAGGGCCGGCCGCGACGTTGCGGATCGAGGTGTCCACCAGCAGGTAATCCCCGTCGCGCAGGGCGGGTTCCATGCTGTCGCCCATGCATTCGATCAGCGCCAGGTGGGCCGGGTTGCGGCGGAGGTTGGGCGGCAGCAAATCCCCGGAAATCTGCACTTTTCCGACCATGTGGCCTTCGTTGAAGGGGCTGCCGTTGCCGGCCGCGGCGCGCGCGTCATAGCGCGGGATGAGCATGGAGCCGGGGGCCTGCGGCACCAGGTCCTGCCCGCCCAGCTCGGCCCCGCATTCGAGCAGCCCAGCCTCCGCCTCATGCATCGGACCCGCGCCGGTGGCGAGCCATTCGAGGCGCACGCCGGTGGCTTGGGCGAGGGCGGCGGCGTTGCTCATCTTCATCTCGCCACCGGCTAGGTACGCGTTGAGCGTGCCAAACGCGACCCCCGACATCTTGGCCACTTGCTTGACGGTGCCGACCCCTCGGACGGCGCGCCGGAGCCTCTCGGCCGGACTTTCCGGCGCCTCCGAAGCGCAAGGAACTGACACGTTAAGCATCTCCGAATGTTTGATTTCAGGAAGCCTGAAATCCGAAATCCAATCAGATGCTTACCTAATTTCCGGCCGCTTATTTCGGATATCCGAACATGCAAGGCCTGCTTCAACCGATTTTCCGGTTGTCAGGAACCCGAAAACAGGTAATCATCCCGCTTACAAACATCACCGCCCTCGCCGCACCGCGTCGCGGCCGGGGCCGAGCGGAGCGGATGAATGGGCAGTGAACCCAGCAAGGGCTGGCACCCAGAGGACATCAAGGCCGCGCTGCGCAAGCGCCACGGCACCCTGACGCACCTCTGCCGCCAGTGGGGGCTGAGCCCCAGCGCGATTTCCACGGCCCTGCTGCCCTACGGCCGTCTCTGGACCGTCGAGCAGCGCATCGCCGACGCGCTGGGGGTTCATCCCCACACCCTCTGGCCGGAGCGCTGGCATCCCGATGGGACGCCGGTGCCGCCGGCCGAGAGGAAAACTAGCCGGAAGCGTCCGGCCGCGCACCGTCCAAACGCCAAGGCCGCCTGAACATGCAGATCCTTCATCTCGACCCCGAGCAGATCCAGGTCGTGGACCGGCTGCGCGCCGTGGACGCCGACTATGTGGCCCTGCTGGCGGAGAGCATCCGCCAGCGCGGGCTGGACCAGCCCATCCGGGTGACCCATGCCGACGCGGCAGGGTTCCACCGCCTGATCTCGGGCGCGCACCGGCTTTCCGCGGTGCGGCTGCTGGGCCTGGAAAGCATCGCGGCCATTCCCTTCGACGGCCCCGCCCTGGAGGCGGAGCTGATGGAGGTCGAGGAAAACCTGGTGCGGCGGGAGCTGTCGGAGCTGGACCGCGCCGCCTTCCTGGCGAAGCACCAGGCGCTGTGGCAGGCGCTGTATCCCTCCACCAAGGCGGGCGGCGACCGGCGGAGAGCAAAAGCTCAAGATGAGCTTTTGGCCGCGCACCCCATGGCGGAGCGCTTCTCGGCGCACATCGCCCGCAAAATCGGCCTCTCTGAGCCCACGGTGAAGCGGGCCACGCGCCGTTATCGCGAGCTGTCGATCGCCATGCGGTCCCGTATCGCGGGCACCTGGCTGGCCGACAACGGCGCCGCGCTGGACGCGCTGATCGGCAAGAAGGGCCAGGAGCGGCCGGATGCCGAGCGCTGGCAGCTGCTGGATATCCTGCTGGGCGAGGGCGGGCCGCGCAGCGTGGCGGAGGCGGAGCGCCGCCTCAAGCGCCTGCCCCCGCCAGACCCGGCCGAGGGCATCCAGGAGCGGCTGGTGGCCGCCTGGGGCAAGGCGCCCATCCGCGTGCAGGAGGGGTTCTTCCGCTTCCTGCTGGGCGATGCCGCCACGCGCCGACTGGCCGAGCGCGTCATGGCCGAGATGGACGAGGCCGAGGCGCGGGCCGAGGGCGCCCTGCTGCGCGCGCTGCGCGCCCCCGCCGCCCGCGAGGACATGGGGGACGAAGCGTGATGACCTGGATGTTGGATGCACCGGGGCCGGATGAGGCCTGCGATGCGCCGATGACCCGGCGCGACCTGATCCTGCCGCGCGTCGAGGCCTGCATCATGGCGGTGACGCCGCGCGCTGGTTGGGTGCGGGAGGACAGCACGCAACTGCTGCGCGACCTCTGGCTGACGGGCGAGGGCATCGCGCGGTTGGGCGAGCTGCTGGAGGAGGAGTTCGGCATTACGCTGAACCCGACCGCCCTGTACGACCTGCTGCTGACCAACCCGACGCTGGGCGGCGTGCTGCGGATGCTGGAGCAGCGCGGTGCGTAGCCCCCGCGATCCCCATGACGTCCCAGCGGGCGTGCCGCCCGCGTGGGAGCTGGTGGTGGGCGGGTTGCTGTTCGCTGCGGCCACCTTCGGCTTCCTGTGGGCCTTGCCGATCATCATGTGGGCGCTGGCGGGGGTGTCTTGAGCGCCAACCTAGACCAACTGAAGGCGCGCATACGCGCCCTGCAGGCCCGCACAACGGACCGGGGCTGCACCGAGGCAGAGGCAGCGGCCGCGGCCTATGCCGTGGCCACACTACTGCGCGAGAACGGCCTGAGCGATGCCGATGTGCTGACAGCGCGCGCGACCGTGGAGATGAAGGTCCGCGCGGCCGTCACCGATCATCTCGTAAAGCCAGTCGCGCGGTTGTGCCGGTGCCGGGTATTTTTCTCAGCGGGCTACAAGGTTCGTCGAGCCACCTATGTGGGGCGCGAGCCCTACCCCGAGATCGCCGCCTGGCTGCACGCCGTGGTCATGCAGGCGGTGGAGCGCGCCAGCCGCGACTTCACAAAGTCCGACCAGTGGAAGCGCCGGCGCACAGCGCGCACCCGCAATCAAGCGCGTGCTGCCTATCTGGCTGGCTTCGCGCTCCGGCTGCAGGAGCGTCTGGACGCCCTGGCCCAGCCCGATCTCTCAGCCATCGCAGCGGACATGAAGCTGGCCGACCAGGCTATGGCGAAGGAAGGCCCGATGGGCGCCGCGAAGTTGCCCAAGGCGCCGCGCACCGCGGGCTTCGAGCGCGCCGTTGAGGCGGGCATGCGCGACGCCAACGGCGTGACGCTGGGCTGGGGCGTGAATGGCCCAGCCGCCCGGCTGACGATCAAGGGGCCCGGCGCCTGATGCCTAGCCGTCAGCCCGATCTGCTCGCATGGGAGGCGCCGCAGGCGAGCCTGGCCTTCGACGAGCGGCAGGTGCGGGGTGCCACGCTGGCCGCGCGCATCAGCCGTGCCGTCTCCGTCGCCATGCAGGATGCGGGCGTGAGTCGCCGCACCCTGGCGGTGCGGATGAGCGACTTCCTGGGCGAGGTGGTCTCGCCCGCCATGCTGGACGCCTATGCCTCAGTGGGGCGGGAGGCGCACCGCATCAATCTGCCTCGCTTCCTGGCCTTGGTGCACGCCACGGGCGACCGTCGGCTGCTGGAATTGCTGGCCGAGCCCATGGGCTGGGCCGTCATCGAGCGGCGCTTCCTGCCGCTGATCGAGGTGGCGGCCATTCGCGAACAAGAGGACGAGCTGCGCCGCAAGCGCGATGCGCTGGTGCGGCGGGCACGGGCGGAGGGGGCCATCTGATGCCGCGCGACGGTCACCTGACGCCAGGCTTGGACGATATGTGGCTTTCCGCCGCCGAGATCGCGGAGGCGCGCCTGCCGGGCGTCCCGATGACACGTCAGGGGGTAACCTACATCGCTCAGCGCCTCGGCTGGACCGCGCCCGAGCGTGAGGGCGCGGCCTGGCGCCAGCGCGTGGGGCGCGGCGGCGGTGTCGAGATCAATGTGCGCTGCCTGCCCTTGGCCGCGCAGGCGAAGCTGCTGCGCCACATGCCCGAGGCACCCCTTCCGGCGGGCCCGAGCCAGGAGGCCGACGCGGCCGTGGCCGAGCGCTGGGCCTGGTTCGACCGCCAGCCCGAGCGGCTGAAGGCCAAGGCCCGTGCCCGCATGAAGATCATGATGCGGCTGCGCGAGCTGTTGGGCGCGCATCGCAGCCGTGCCTATGCCATCGGCCTGCTGCTGCAGGAGCATCGGCAGGAGGCGGGCGAGGACGGGGCCAAGCTCAGCAAATCCACGATCTATGAGTGGGAGAAGCTGGTCGAGGGCCGGTCGGTCCATGACTGGATGCCCTTCCTGGCGCCAGCGCATGGCGGCGGGCGGCAGAAGGCGGAGTGCGACCCGGAGGCGCTGCGCTTCCTGCTGTCCGACTGGATGCGGCCCGAGGCGCCCAACTTCACCAGCTGCTATCGCCGCCTCACGACCCAGGCCGCCGCCAAGGGCTGGGTCATCCCGTCCGAGCGCACGCTGCTGCGCCAGGTGATGGCGCTGCCCGAGGGCATCCGCATCCTCAAGCGGCAGGGCGAGGAGGCGCTGAAGCGCAGCCTGCCCGCCCAGCGGCGCGACCGCGGCGTGTTCCATGCGCTGGAGGCGGTGAACGCCGACGGGCATGTGTGGGACGTCTTCGTGCGCTGGCCGGACGGCACCATCGGCCGCCCCACCATGTGCGCCTTCCAGGACCTGTATTCCGGCAAAATCCTGGCCTGGCGCGTCGAGCAGACGCTGTCCTGGCACGTGGTGCGGCTGGCCTTCGGTGACCTGGTCGAGACCTATGGCGTGCCTTCCGCCTGCTGGCTGGACAATGGCCGCGAGTTCGCCAGCAAGATGATCACGGGCGGCGCCCCTAACCGCTACCGCTTCAAGCTGAAGGAAGACGAACCGCAGGGCTTGATGACCTCGCTGGGCGTCGCGGTGCATTGGACCACGCCCTATCACGGCCAGGCCAAGCCCATCGAGCGTGCGTTCCGCGACTTCGCGGGCGAGATCGCGAAGCACCCGGCGTTTCACGGCGCCTACACGGGCAACAGCCCCATGGCGAAGCCCGAGAACTATGGGAAGGCGGCCGTGCCGCTGGAACAGTTCCTCGCGGTGGTGGGCCAGGGCATCGCGGAGCACAACGCGCGGCCGGGCCGGCGTTCCGCCACCTGCGCCGGACGCAGCTTCGACGACACCTTCGCCGAGAGCTATGCGCGCAGCCCCATCCGCCGCGCCACCGAAGACCAATGCCGGCTGTGGCTGCTGGCGGCGGAGGGCGTGACCATCAGCCGCACGGATGGGCGCATCCGGCTGTTCGGCAATGACTACTGGAGCGACTTCCTGCGGGAGCATCGCGGCCAGAAATGCGTGGTGCGCTTCGACCCGTTGGCGCTGGACCAGGCCATGCATGTGTACGGGTTGGACGGGCGCTATCTCGGCGCGGCCGAGCCTGAGCGGATGGTGGGCTTCAACGATGTGGCGGCCGCGCAGGCCCATGCGCGCCGCACGCGCGAGATCATCCGCATGGAGAAGCGCAAGGCCGAAGCGCTGAACCTGATGACGCCGAAGGAACTGGCCGCGTCGCTGCCCCAGATCGAGGCGGCCGAGCCGCCGGAGCCAAAGGTGGTGCGGCCCTTCTTCCCGGTGGCCGGCAACGCCGCGGTGCGCGCCACCCCGGAAGAGCAAGCCGAGAACGAGGAGCGGGTGATGGCCGCGCTGCGCGCCCATGCCGGCGCGCGCCCGCCGCTGCGCCTGCTGAGTGCCGAGCCTGAGGACGAGGAAGACGAGTTCTAGGGCCTGACGAGAAGCGGGCCCGAGGTTGCAGCCCCGAGCCCGCGAACACTGACCAAGCGAGTGAAGAGGACAGAGTATGTCACAGACCACCGAAGACGAGAAGCTTTCGCCGGCCGAGCAGGACGCGGTGCGGGACGAGGTGGAGCGCCTCGCGCGGGCCGAGGACCTGACGCGCCGGATCATCGCCGATGAAAGCGGCATTCCCTACGGCACCCTGACCCCGTTTCTTGGGGGCACCTATGCGGGCGATGGCAGCCGCGTGGCGGCCAAGCTGAAGCGGTGGATGGCCAACCGCGCGAAGGCCGTACAGGTGCGCGGCGCCACCCCAGCGCCGCCGCGCTTCGTGGCCACCCCCACCGCGCGGGCCGTGATGGATGTGCTGGCCCATGCCCAGCACATGCCGGACATGGTGGTGGTGACCGGCGCGCCGGGCACCGGCAAATCCTCCGCCGCCTGCGAGTACACGCGCTCCAACCCCAACGTCTGGAAGCTGGTGGCGGAGCCCTCCATCAGCACGACGCGCGCCCTGCTCTCGGCCATCGCTGTGCTGCTCGGCGCCTACGGCCGCGGCTCGCCCGACAGCATGAGCAACAGCATCAAGCAGAAGCTGGTGGGGCGGCGCGGGCTGATCATCGTGGACGAGGCGCAGCATCTGACCAGCGGGATGCTCGATCAGCTGCGGGCATTCCATGACCAGTGCGACGTGGGTGTCGCGCTGGTGGGAAATGACGCCATCGTGGGGCGGCTGGAGGGGGGGAAGCATCGCGCGGAATTCGCGCAGCTCTACTCCCGCGTTGGCATGCGCATCAATCGGCCGAAGCCCCGGTCGGCGGACATCACTGCGCTGCTGGATGCTTGGGGTGTACCGGCCGGCGAGGCGCGGGAGCGGCTGCGCGCGGTGGCTCGCTATGCCGGCGGCCTGCGGAACCTCAACAAGTGCTGGAGATTGGCCGAGATGATCGCGCGCAACGAGGGCCGCACGCTCTCGGCCGACGACGTGACGCTGGCCTGGAAGCGGCTGGGCGCGGCGACCGGGGGGGTCGAGGTATGAGCGCCCTCCTGCTGGGCGCGGCCATCGCGACCCTGACGATCGCCGCCTACTTCGGGGCCTTTTTGGCAGGAGCGGCGGCAAAGAGCGGGGACCTGGATCGCAAGACCGGAAGATGGCTTTGCCTCCAGTCGTTCGGCTGCATGTGGCTCGCGATCCTGCTGGTGGCGTGGTTCGCATGACCCCCGCTCCCGACATGCCCCCCGAGCCCATCTGGCGCAGCGTGCGCCAGGTGCTGGCCGTCGTCTCGGCCGAGTTCGAGACGCCCCTGACCGATCTGCTGAGCGAGCGCCGCCAGCGCCGCCTGGTGCGGCCGCGGCAGGCCGCGATGTGGCTGGCGCGCGAGTTCACGCGGCACAGCCTGCCCACCATCGGCCGCGCCATGCGGCGCGACCACACCACGGTGCTGCACGGCATCGCCGCGCATCAGCGCCGCCTTGAAACCGACCCGTACTACGCGGCCTGCGTGGCGCGTGCGCGGGCGGCCCTCATCACCAACCCGGAGACCCCCAGCGCATGACGAAGGCGAAGATGAAGCGGCAGGCCGAACAGGCCCCCGTGCCGCAGGACAGGGCGGAGGCCGAGCGCGCCCTTGCCCGCCTGGGCGAAATCCAGCGCAGCCAGGCCGTCACGGCCAAGGCGCTGGAGGAGACGATCGCGCAGGCCAAGACGAAGGCCGATGAGGAGGCGCGGCCCCTGGTGGAGGAGGCGGCGCTGCTGACGCGCGGCCTGGAAATCTGGGCCACGGCGAACCGGCTGACGCTGACGGACGGCAACCGCACCAAGACGGTGAAGCTGGCGGGCGGCGAGATCGCGTGGCGCAGCAAGCCGCCCAGCGTGAAGCTGAAGGATGTGCCCTCGGTGGTGTCGGCCCTGGTGAGCCTGGGGCTGGAGCGGTTCCTGCGCCGCAAGGTCGAGGTGAACAAGGAAGCGATGCTGGCGGAGCCCGCCATCGCCGCGACCGTGGCGGGCGTCACCATCGCCAGCGATGGCGAGGAGTTCGTGGTCACGCCGGTGACGGTGCAGCCGGAAGCGGTGGCATGACGCACCAGGATGAAGCGCCGAAGCGTAAGGAATTCCTTTGCCCGGAGTGCGACTGGATCGGCAGTCCGGTTATCGCGCCGGATGCCTGCCCCCAGTGCGGTAGCGAGGATCTGATCGATCTCGACTTCGGCGACGAGGAGAGCGCGACTTGAACGCGGCCGACGCCAGCGCGGCAGAGGCCGCGCATGCAGAGGTCGGCGGCATCGCGCCCGAGCGGCTGCGCTCCATCATCGACCGCATCGAGCGGCTGGAGGAGGAGCGCAAGGCGCTCGCCTCCGACATCACCGACATCTACGCCGAGGCGAAGAGCGCGGGGTTTGAGCCGAAGGTGGTGCGGCAGCTCATCGCGCTGCGCCGGAAGGAACCGGCGGAAGTGGAGGAACAGGAGACGCTCCTCGACCTCTACAAGCGCGCGTTGGGGATGTGACGATGGCCCGTCCTTCCTTTGCGCCACGCGCTGACCTGGTGGTGGATGGCTGCGGCATCCTGGGCATCGTGCGGGTGGCGCCCGCCGAGACCACCCTCGTCTGGCGCGGCCAAGCCGATCACCTGGTGGCGGCTATGCGGGAAACCGCCGTGCTTCGCATGGACGGGCGGTGGTCGGTGCCCGGCTTCAGCCACACGCAGGATGCCGACCATCGCGGCAGGTTCCTCATCGCCTACCGCGAGATGATCTGCGCGCACATGGAACGGCAGGCGGTGGCGGCATGACCCATCTGGTCATCCACCCCGCCCGCCAGTGCGGCAAGCGCGCCGCCCTGGCCACGGCCTTCCACCCCAGCGACCTGACGGCGCTGGGCCTGGTCATCGAGCGCCTGGAGGCGCTGGAGGCCGGGCCCGAGCTGGAGGCCGACATCTTCCGCGCGCTGGGCTGGCGCGCGGAAGCCCCGCGCGCGCCGGGCAGCGTCTGGCGCGTGCGCAGCCCCTTCGCCCTGACCTGGATGCCGATGCCGCCTGTGACCCGCGTCGCGGACGGCTCCGCCATCCTGGTGCCCCATGGCTGGGACTTCGGCTGCGGCATGCGCCGCGGCCACGGGTTCGGCTGGGTGGCGCGAGACCAGGCCACCTTCTTCGAGGCCAGCAGCGGCCCCCCCGCGCAATGCCTCGCCCGCGCCGCGCTGCATGGGCAGCGGCGCATCCTGATGGAGAGCGACCATGGTTGACCCCGTCCAACTGCTGGAAGGGATGGAGCGCATGCTGGCGCGCCGCGCGCGGCCGATCCCGGTGCACGTGATGCGGGCCGCGCTGCGCGTGGCCACCGAGGCCCTGCGCGGGCCTCCTTCGCCCGAACAGGCGGTGGCACAGCAGCTGCTGGACGCACGGAAGACGGCCGTCTCTGCGCGGCGTCGCCGCCCCAACGCCACGAGCGAGGCCGAGCGCATTGAGCGTCGGCGGGCCCGTCAGGCCGCGTGGAAGCGCGAGAAGAAGGCGCGTGAGCGGGCGGCAAAGGCTGCCGAGGCCGCCCAGGAAGGGCTGGCGGATGCTGTGCTGGCGGCGACGTTGGAGGAGATGCAGAAGCCGGTTGAGGCGGCGCAGCCCGAGCCAGTCGCGGCACCGCCCGCGGAGACGGTGCTCGCCCCTGGCGCCGGTCCGGCTACCCATATGCTCGTTGCTATCCAGCGGGCGCAGGAGACGCAACGCCACGCCGCCCCAGCGCCACGGCCACAACCGCCTGCGCCCCGGCGCCGAAAGGACGAGGGCGAAACCGTCGCGGCGCCGCACAAGGCGGTGCGCGAGTACCTGATCGGGCGGCTGATCGCATCGGGCGTGGACAAGCTGCGCGCCGCCGACCGCGTCGCGGTCTTGACCCATGACCAGGCGCTGGAACAGGCGAATGAGCGGCGCATCGCGGCGGGCCTGCTGCCCTTCCGCTTTCTGGGCACTCAATCGAACGGCGCAGCCGCATGAGCCAGCAGATCTCCATGTTCCCGAAGAAGGGCATCCCGCGCAGTCTGGAGCAGGATTTTAGCCTGTTCTGGCTGGCCTACCCCAAGCGCAGCCCCAACCCGCGCGCGATGGCGGAGAAGGAATTCGCCAAGGCCGTGAGGGGCGGCGCGGACCCGGCCGCCCTGCGCCACGCGGCGGCGGCCTATGCGGCGGAGTGCGCGGCGAAGGGCCACGCGACCGACTTCATCGTTCATGCCGCCACCTTCCTGCGGCAGGACCGCTGGCGGGACTATGCGCCGCAGGCCGCGGAGGCTGCGGCGCCCAGCGCCGTTCCCGGCGTGGACCACCCGCTCTGGGCCCGCTGCGCGCCGCACATCGACCTGCCCACCTTCCGCGCCTGGATCGGCCGCTGCCAGGTGCTGGCCGACACGAGCGAGGAGCTGCTGCTCTCCGCGCCCTCTGGCTTCGTCGCCAAGCGCATAGAGGCCGAGTACGCGCCGCTGCTGAAGCGCCTCTCGGGCTGCCTGGTCGTCACCATCGACGTGGGGATGTGAGCGATGAGCACGCGCACCAAGATGATCGCGAAGCTGCACGTGGCGAAGAAGGCCCTGGCGCTGACCGAGGAGAGCTATCGCGACGTGCTGCGCCGGGTGACCGGGCGCGACAGCGCGGCCGCGATGACCGAGCCGCAGATCGAGGCCGCGCTGAAGGAATTCAAGCGCCTCGGGTTCAAGGACACGCCGCGCCGCGGCCCGACCTCGAAGCACGCGCAGATCCGCATGATCCATGGGGTGTGGAGCGACATCTGCGCGCTGGGCATTGATGCGGACGACCATGCGGCGGCCCTGCGCGCCTTCTGCGCGCGCCAGACCCGGACGGCCGTGAACCCGCAGGGGGTGAGCGCGCCGGAGTTCCTGGACAGCGTGCAGGCCAACCGCGTGCTGGAAGGGCTGAAGGCCTGGCGCACGCGGCTGCGGCATGCGGCGAAGCGGAGCGTGGCGGCATGAGCCCCGAGGGCGCGGCGCGCCTGAACACCATTCTCACGGACCTCTATGCCCGCGCGCAGACGCCCAGCGCGAAGAACCGAGCGCCCGACCGGGAGCGCGACGTGGGCTATGCGAAGGCGCTGATCGGCAACCTGGTGGAGGCGGAAGTCCAGAAGCGGACACTGCCGGCGGAGGCGGGGTGATGTGCGCGCGCTCCGGCAAGCTGCGCCTGCGGCGCTGGCGGCGGCGGTGGGAGATGCGCCGCCGGCTGAAGCTGATGGGGTATGGGTGGTGAGGTCAGGGGGTGCAGCGCAGGACTGTCGAACTGAATTCCGGCGCGCGTTGATCGTCGCGCAGCCAGCGTTCGTACAGGATTTCGCCCTCAGCATTTACCGTGGCCAGAATGAAGATCGAGCTAGGCCGCTGCATGCCACGGATGTCGTTATTCTCGATGAAATAGGAGACGCCTGGGCGGTTGGGATGAGGAAGAAAGTCGGTCACTTCCGACTGCCCCTCCCTCGCGCGCGTCACAAGCAAAAGCAGCCGCCCATTGGACATTGCGGCGAAGTTGTGCCCGGGCTGGCTCTGTGTGCCGTCCGACCTATGGGCGATGCAGGGTATCATCGCAGGAGGCTGAGCCATCCCTGCAATCGGTGCGAGCAGCATCAGGGTCAAAGCGAGCCTCATTCGAGCGTCCTCTACGGGTTGAGGTCAGCGGTTCAGATACCGCCGCTGTCCAGATGGCGTGATGTAGTACCTCCCGCCTCGAGGTCCGACACAAGGGGAGGACGCTGTGCAGCTTTGGGTCGTTGCGCCGCGTGCCGCAGGGGCAGCACGTCGCTCTGCCGGCCGCTGGCCTGGTCCAGGGATGGGAACGGGCACGACCACGGTCGTGTTGCGGCTGGCAGGCGGCGACGGCCGCCGATCCGGCGGGTTGCCGCTGCCGGCCGAGCGGCCCTGTTGGGCAGGGGGTGCGGGGACCTGAGCCGGAGGTGCTGGTTGCGCACCAGGCTGTCCTCCTGCCGTGGGCGGCGCAGCCGCGTACCGATCGAAGCACTCGAGCCGAGCTGTCGCATTGGCGATTGCTGCACACGGATGGGGTTGGGCATGACCCGGGTGCGCCCACCAGGCTGGAGGCCCGAGACTGCATGCAACGACTGCGATACGCAAAGCTCGCCATATTCCCATGACACCGTCTCCGTCGGGAAGCGCAGAAGCGCCTCCTCGCTAGCGTCCCGCCCTACGCTCGATGTCCCGGAGGGCGCCTCGCTCCAACTCGACACAGGCATTCAGCAGGAAGTAGGTCGCCATGCGCATGACCTCCTGTTGGTGCAGGCAGGTTCGGCGGGAGCCTGCGGGCACCGCGTCCCAGCTCTGGCGAAGGATGCCCAGCGCCCGATCCTCCTGCTGGAGGCAGGCGTTCAGCAGAAAAGCGCTCTCGGTGGCCATGATGCGGTTTTGCCGCTCGCAATGCGCTATCGCGTCCCAGTTGGGCAGGGGCGGGGAGGTCTGCGCCTGCGCAGGCGGGCAGAGGATCAGGGGGGTGGCCAGCGCCAGCGCGGTCAGTCGCAGGTTCATGCCGAGGAGAGTGCGCGCCCCATGCCAGGGGGTGCAAGGTGAAATCCGACATCCCTCCGCCCCCGGCCGAACTCGCGCATCTCTCCGCGCACCTCATGCCCGAGCAGTTGCTGGCGTTCATCCGCGCCTTCGGCGGCACGCGCCTCTACATCCCCAAGACGCCGGCCGCCGGCCCACTGGTCGAGGCGGTGGGGTGGGATGGCGCCCGCGCCCTGGCCACTTGGCGTGGGGGTGAGGAGGTGAAGGTGCCGATCGCCCGCCATTGGCAGATCCGCGTGCTGAAGCACGAGGGCCATAGCTACAGCGAGATCGCCCGCCGCCTGCGCATTTCCGAGGATACCGTGTGGCGCAACCTCAGCGCCGCCCGTCTGACAGCCCACCAGCCCGACCTGTTCGAGGGCTGACCCCCCGCACCTTCGGGCATGACCGGCCGGCCCGCGCGCGCGCGAAGGTGCGCCCTGCACTTTCCACCCGCAGGAGCCGCCCTTTGGAAAACCAGCATCGCCACATCAAGGGCTACCGCGACCTGAGCGAGGCCGAGATCGCCGCCATGAACGCGATCAAGGACCATGCCGAGCAGACGCGAGCCCTGATCGAGCAGGCACGTGAGGCGGGCGCTGACCTGCGCTGGCTGGCCATCGCCACGACCGAGCTGCAACAGGGCTTCATGGCGCTGACGCGCGCCGTGGCGAAGCCCACGAGCTTCTGATGACCAGCCCCCGTTTCCGCCGCTGCCTCGATTGGGTCCTTGCCTGGGAGGGCGGCTTCAACGACATCGCGGCCGACCGTGGCGGCGCCACCAACCACGGCATTTCGCTGCGCTTCGCCCAGGGCCTGGGCCGCATGCTGGATGTGGACCTCGACGGCCACATCACCTCGAACGACATCCGCCTGCTGACGCGTGACCAGGCCGCCGCCGTCTACTGGCAGCATTTCTGGCAGGCGGTGCGCTGCGAGGACCTGCCAAAGCCGCTGGACCTCGTCGCCTTCTGCTCGGCCGTGAACTGCGGCGCGCCCGTGGTCACGCGCTGGGTGCAGGGCGCGGTGGGCGTGCGGGCGGACGGCATCATCGGCCCGCTGACCCACGCCGCCATCGCGCGCGTCGCCGCCGATGCGCGGCTGAGCGCCGCCGCCGCGCAGGAAGTGCTGGCGCAGCGCATCCGTCACCACGCCTCGCTGGGCGCCGACCAGCAGCGGGCCTTCGGCCTGGGGTGGTCCCGGCGCCTGGCCTCGCTGGGCATCGAGGTCGGCCAGCAAATCGCGGAAGGACCCGCCACATGAACACCATCCTCGCGGCCATGCTGCCGCATCTGCTGGAGCTGGGGGTCACCGGCTTTCTGGCCATCGCCAGCTTCGCCGCCGCGCGGTTCGCCCGCTTCCTGGGGCTGGCCAGTGACGACAAGGTGCGCGGCGCGCTGCTGGCCATGGTCGAGGTGGTGGCCGAGGCCGCGCGGGAGCGGCTGGAGGACGCCGTGGGGCGGTTGCCCGCGGGCAGTTCGGCGCCGGCTGGGCAGCTTGTGGAGCCGATCATCTCCCAATCCGCCGACTATGTGCAGCAGCACATGCCCGACGCGCTGCGCCAGCTGGGCGTGGGCCGGGAGGGGGTGGAGCGAATGCTCCGCCTTCGGCTTGGCCTGCATGAGTGATGCCGCCCCGCCCGCCAATCGCCACGAGGATGCGCGCCATGCCTGATATCGCCCTGCGCGACATCGTGACCTTCCTGACCGCCGCCGGCCTGATCGGCGGCCTGGTCATCGCCTGGGTGCGGTGGCAGCTGTCCGGCGACTTCGCCCGGCGCGGCGATGTGAGCGACCTGGCGGGCCGCGTCGAGAAGATGGAGCGCACGCTCGCCCTCGCCCCCACCCATGCCGACCTGCGCGAGATCAACGCGCGGCTGGGCGCGACCGAGCGCGGCGTGGCCGTCGCCAATGCACAGATCGAGGCCGCGCGTGATCAGCTGGCGCGCGTCGAGAGCGGCATGCGCCTGGTGACCGAGCATCTGCTCAAGGACCCGAAATGACCAGCTTCGCCGAGCGTGTCGCCGAGGACCGCCGCGCCGCCCTGCTGCGCATCCTGGAGGCGGCCGAGGGCCACAGCCTGAACGAGGACATTCTGGTGCGGGAGCTGATGCGCCTGCGCCTGGGCGTGGTGACCCAGGACGACATGCGTGGCCTGCTGACCTGGCTGGAGCGGCAGGGGTTGGTGGCCGTCGAGCAGCTTGCCGGCGCATCCACCCATGGCGCGCTGTGGATCGCCCAGGCGACCCGTGCCGGCCGCGACGTGGCGCGGGGCGCCAAGCACCCCGGCGTCGCGCAGCCGCTGTAGGCGCGCCATGCCGCGCCCCAGCAGCATCTCCCGCCTGCCCGGCGAGGTCCGCGAGGCCATCGGCCGCCTGCGCGACCAGGGGCGCACCCTCGACGAAATCCTGGCGCACCTGGCGCAGCTGGACGTGGAGGTCAGCCGCTCCGCCCTTGGCCGGCACGTCAAGCACCTGGACAAGCTGGGCGCCAGGCTGCGCCAGTCCCGCGCGCTGGCCGAGGGCCTGGGCCGCACCCTGGGCGAGGCGCCCGGCGACCAGGTGGCGCGGGTCAATATCGAGCTGCTGCACAGCTTCCTGGCGGAGACCCTGGCCAGCGCCGATGACGCGGACAGCGAGCATGGCGAGGAAGCCCGCGCCGCGCTGCGCAACCCCAAGGGCGCGGCGCTGTTCGCGGAGGCCGTCGAGCGCCTCACCAAGGCCAGCCGCCACAACCAGGACTTCGTGGAGCGCATCGAGAAGCGCGCCACCGAGGCCGCGAAGCGCGAGGCAGCCACCAGCGTGGAGGCCACGGCCCGCGCCCAGGGCCTCTCCTCCGATGTGGTGGCCACCATCAAGGCCAGCGTCTTCGGGGTGCGCGCGTGAACGCCATCACCCCCACCAGCACGTCTCTGGCCGACGCGTTGCCCGAGGTCTTCCTGGGCTACCAGCAGCAGCTGATGGCCAGCGTCAGCCACCATGTGGTGACGGTGGTCGAGAAGTCCCGCCGCACCGGCTATTCCTGGGCCGCCGCCGCCATCGCGGCCCTGACCGCCGCCTCCAAGGCCGAGGCCGGCGGCATGAGCGCCTTCTACATGGGCTATGAGAAGGAAATGACGCGCGAGTTCATCGGCTATGTGGCCGACTGGGCGCGCGAGTTCCAGCTGGCCGCCGCCGCCATGGAGGAGGACGTCTGGCCGGACCCTGACAAGCCCGAGGCCACCATCGCCGTCTTCCGCATCCGCTTCGCCAGCGGCTTCGAGGTGGTGGCCCTGCCCAGCGTGCCCCGCGCCCTGCGCGGCAAGCAGGGCCTGGTCATCCTGGACGAGGCGGCCTTCATGGATGACCTGGAGGCGGTGCTGGATGCCGCCATGGCGCTGCGCATCTGGGGCGGCAAGGTGGTGGTGATCAGCACGCATTTCGGCGAGGCGAACCCCTTCAACGCCCTCGTCAACGACATTCGTGGCGGGCGCAAGCCTTACCACCTTCTGCGCTGCACGCTGGACGATGCCCTGGCCGATGGGCTGTACCGGCGCATCTGCCTGCGCACCGGCAAGGCGTGGAGCGCGGAGGCCGAGGCCGCGTGGCGGGCGGATGTCATCGCCGGCTACACGGCGGCCGACCAGGAGCTGTTCTGCATCCCGAGCCCGCTGACGGGCACCTGGCTGCCAGGGCCCGTCATCAAGGCGCGCCAGGTGCCGGGCATTCCCGTGCTGCGGTGGGAGCCGCCAGCCTCGCCTACGGCCGCCACGGGCAGCGCGGCGGACGGCCCCTTCGTCACCTGGCCCGAGCCGCTGCGCAAGGCGGAGGTGCAGGCCTGGCTGGATGAGCATGTGGCCCCGCTGCTGGCCCAGCTGGACCCGCGCACGCCCCATGCCTTCGGGCAGGACTTCGCCCGCAAGCTGGACCTCTCGGTCATGTGGGTGCTGTCCGTCGAGCAGGGTCTCCAGCGCCGCACGCGCCTGGTGCTGGAGCTGCGCAACATGCCCTTCGCCCAGCAGCAGCAGGTGCTGAACCACATTTGCGACCGCCTGCCGCGGCTGCGCGCCGTCGCGTTGGACGCGGGCGGCAACGGCATGGCCCATGCCGAGGCTGCGGCCGACCGCTATGGCAGCCGCGTGCTCCAGGTCATGCTGACCGAGCCCTGGTACCGGGAGCACATGCCGCCGCTGAAGACCGCCCTTGAGGACGACATGCTGACGCTGCCGCAGGACCGGGACATCGAGACGGATTTCCGCCTGGTGAAGCTGGTGCGCGGGGTGCCCCGCGTGGTGGAGCGCACGCGCGACGATGGTGGGCAGCGCCATGGCGACGCCGCCATCGCCGCCGCCCTCGCCTGGCTGGCGAGCGAGGCGGAGGTGGAGGAGTACGGCTATCGCGCCGCCCGCCGCGGCGAGGGCCGCGACAGCGCGGCCGAGGAGCGTGAGGACGACATGAACCGGGGCCGGATGCGGCGGGAGCGTGCGCTGTGAGCCTGCTGGACCAATTCGGCCGCGCCATCCCGGCCGGTGACATCCGCCGCCTCCGCCAGGAAGCGGCCGGGCCGACGCTGGCCGGGGTGCGCCCCGCCTATTCCGGCCACCCGGCCGATGGGCTGACGCCCGCGCGCCTCGCTTCCATCCATCGCGCCGCCGCCCAGGGTGACAGCCTGCGCTACCTGGAGCTGGCCGAGGACATCGAGGAGCGCGACCTGCACTACGCGGCCGTGCTGCGCACCCGCAAGCTGGCCGTGGCGCAGCTGCCCATCACGGTCGAGGCCGCCAGCGACGACCCCGCCCATGTCGAGCACGCGGACTTCGTGCGCGACTGGCTAACCCATGGCGCGCTGGAGGAGGCCCTGTTCGACACGCTGGACGGCGTGGGCAAGGGCTTCGCGGTGCAGGAAATCATCTGGCGCACCGAGCCGGATGGCATCTGGCCCGAGCGTCTGGTGCACCGCCCCCAGCGCTGGTTCGAGGTGGACCGGCTGGATCTGGACACGGTTATGCTGCGCGAGGGGGCGACGATGGAGCCCCTGCTGCCGCACAAGTTCCTGGTGCACCGCCACCCCGGCAAGTCGGGCCTCGTCATGCGCAGCGGCCTGGCGCGCCTCGCCTCCTGGGCCTGGATGTACAAGGCCTTCACCCTGCGGGACTGGGCGGCCTTCGTGCAGAATTACGGCCAGCCGCTGCGCCTGGGCCGCTACGGGCCCGAGAGCAGCAACGCCGACCGTGACGTGTTGTGGCGCGCGGTGGCGAACATCGCCGGCGACTGCGCGGCCATCGTGCCGAAGTCCATGGAGATCGAGTTCAAGGAGGTGGGCGACCTCAAGGCGGGCTCGGACCTCTACGAGCGGCGCTGCGACTGGATCGACCGGCAGATCAGCAAGGCGGTGCTGGGACAGACCACCACGACGGATGCCGTCAGCGGTGGCCATGCGGTGGCCCAGGAACACCGCCTGGTGCAGGAGGACATCGAGCGCGCGGATGCGCGGATGCTCTCGGGCAGCATCAACCGGCAGATCATCCAGCCCATGATCGCCTTCAACTTCGGGCCGCAGGCGAAGTACCCGAAGCTGCTCATCGGCCGGCCGGACGAGGTGCCGCTGGCCCAGGTGATCGAGGGCGTGTCCAAGCTCGTCCCGCTGGGGCTGCGCGTGGAGCAAAGCCAGATCCGCGACCGGCTGGGCCTGTCCGAGCCGGACGAGGCATCGGAGCTGCTGGCGCCGCCGGCCGCGCCGCCGCCCCCGCCCGATGCCTTGGCCCTGAACGCCATCCGCCGCCGTGCGGCCGAGGGCCTGGCCACGCCCGAGGCCGTGGACCGCCTGACCGAGCGCCTGGCGCAGGATGCGGCCGGCGCCCTGGGCGGGCTGACCGGCGCGGTGCGCGCCGAGCTGGAGGCCGCGACCGACCTGGCCGACCTGGCGCAGCGCTTGGCGCGCCTGCAGCTGGACCCCGAGGCGCTGGCGGTGGCCATGGGCCGCGGCATGGCCATCGCCCACCTGGCCGGGCAGGCCGCGCTGCTGGATGAGCTGACGCCGCCCGGCGCGACATGAGCGGCGCGCGCGCGACCGAGAGCGGCATCGCGCTGCCCCCGCGCGAGGCCATCCGCTTCCTGCTGGGCAAGACCAACACGCCGAGCCAGCGCTGGAGCGATGTGTGGCAGGAAGCCCATGCGCGCAGCTTCATGGTGGCGGGGGCCGCGACCGATGCCCTGCTGAACGATTTCCGCGCCGCCGTGGCCAAGGCGCTGGAGCAGGGGACGACGCTGGCCGAGTTCCGCCGCGACTTCGACGCCATCGTGGCCCGCAATGGCTGGGCGCACACCGGCACGCCGGGCTGGCGCGCCACCATCATCTACGAGACGAACCTGAGCATGGCCTACGCGGCCGGCCGGCACGCGCAGATGACCGAGCCGACGACGCTCGCCATCTACCCCTACTGGCAATACGTCCACAGCGGCGCGGAAAACCCACGCCTCCAGCACCTGGCGTGGAATGGGCTGGTGCTGCGCGCGGATGACGGGTTCTGGGCCACGCACTACCCGCCGAATGGCTGGCGCTGCGGATGCCGGGTGCGGCCGCTCTCGGCGCGGGACCTGGCGCGGCAGGGGCGCAGCGGCCCCGACCAGGCGCCGCCGGTGGAGATGCGCCCCTGGACGCGGCCGAGCGACGGTGCACAGCTGATGGTGCCGCAGGGGATTGATCCTGGCTTCGCCTACAATGTGGGCGAGGCCTGGGCGCAAGCGCGCCCCGTGATCCCTGGGAATGCGCGGCTGACGCCACCGCCGGGCTTTCCGCCCCCGCCGCCGGCTGGGGCCGCGCCAACACCTGGCGGCACGGTACCGGCGCCGATCGCAGCGCCCGCGCGCCGGACGGCGCCGCCCGCGCCAGCCGGCGTGGACGATGGCCTGGTCGTGCTCCGCCCGGAGGTGCCCGAGCCTTCCCTCCCCCTCCCCCTCCCGCCGCCGCTGGCAGAGCCTCCGATCACGGCCGAGAGCTTCGCCCGCTGGCTTCCCGCCGCGCTGCGCCGCGCAAGGGAAGCGCGCCCCGTGGTGCTCGGCGTGACGGCACCCGAGCTGCGGGAACGGGCTGGCATCGCAGCACCGGCCATCGTGCTCACGCCCCCCAATCTGCGCCGCATCGCCGGAAAGGATGCCCGCACCGGCAGGAACATCGGCCTGGGTCCCGAGGATCTGGCGCGGCTGCCCGCGTTGATGCAGGCGCCGATCGCGGTGCTGCGCCAGCGCGACAACGGGAACCTGGTCTATGTCTTCCGGCCGCGTGATCCGAATGAGCGTCGGCTCGGGAAGCTGGTGGTGCTGGCCGATCAGGTGGTGTCCATGCCGCGTCCCGGCGGCGGCCGCCAGAGCTTCGCGGCCGGCCTGCTCCGCAGCGCAGGTCTGACTGACCGCGCGAACCTGATGGACCGCAACGTCTATGAGCTGCTGAGCGGAGGGATGTAGCCGAGGGGGTGCGCAAATCCCCTTCCAGCAATGACCGGGAGCGAACTCCCCGCCCACCAGCCGCGCGAGCGTCTACGCGGTCTCGGCTACCTCGCCAACATAGCAACCACCGTGGAGGATTTCCACCATGACCGGCACCACGCTGCGCATCGAGTTCGAGCCAGGCCGGCTCATGACGGCCGTGAAGATGCTGCGCGCGGCCATCCGCGAGCCCACGCCGCTGATGCGCGTCATTGGAACCGGCCTGCTGCGCAACACCCAGGACCGCTTCGAGGAGGAGCGCGCGCCCTCTGGCGCGCCGTGGGAGCCGTTGAACGCCTGGTACCAGACCTTCAAGCGTGGCCCGGGCATCCTACGTGCCGCCGGCATGCGCGGCGGGCTGCAGGGCAGCCTGATCATGGATGTCGAGGGCGACGCGGTGCGCATCGGCTCGAACAAGATTTACGCGGCCGTGCACCAGTTCGGCGCCACCATCCGCCCCAAGAACCCGGACGGACTCCTCGTCATCCGCACGGGCAAGGGCGGGCGCGGCCAGGTGATGGGCAAGGCGAAGCAGGTGACCATCCCCGCGCGCCCCTATCTCGGCCTCTCCGCCCGCGACGAAGAGACCATCCTGGACGCCACCGAGACCTATCTCGACCTCGCCATCACACGCATCCGGTGACGCCGCGCGCCCCCATGGCCCGCCATTCCCGAATAAGAGCCGAAAGAGGCCACTAAGAGCTGGGTCTGGCGGCCCGGAGGTATCAGCGGGCCACCCGACGCCGGACCGCCCTGTACGGGCCTCAGAACGCCCCGCTCGGAACGCCGGCAGCGCGGCACGCGCGCGAGGCGCAACGGGCCTCCCTCCCGCACCATCGGGCGTGAACCCAGCGCCGCGCGCGCGCGATGGTCCGGCTGCATGACCCTTCTCGCCACCCTCTCGATGCTGCTGCCCGCGGCACCGGCCGCCACGGCCGGCGATGCGCCCGTGCCCGAATGGGTGCAGCTGGTGCCCTCCGGCACCTTCCGTGGCGCCGATGGGCGCGGCCCCTGGACGCTGGCCGATGCGGAGGGTGTGATCGCGGCCTCCCGCGAGGGTCTGCCCCTGCCGGTGGATGAGGCCCACGCGACCGACCTGGGCGCCGCGATGGGCGCCGCCGCCCCCGCGCGCGGCTGGATCGAGGAGCTGCAGGCGCGGCCCGATGGCATCTGGGGCCGCGTGGCCTGGACCGGCACCGGCCGCGCCCTGCTGTCCGAGCGTGCTTACCGGGGCATCAGCCCCACCTTCGCCCACACCAAGGCCGGCCAGGTGACGCGGCTGCTGCGCGCCGCCCTGACCAACGTGCCGAACCTGCCGCAGCTGCGCGCCCTCAACCACCAGCACCAGGGAAACCCCACCGACATGGACCTCCTCGCCCAGCTGCGGCAGCTGCACGGCCTTCCGGCCGATGCGGACGCGACCGTGGCCTTCAACGCCTGCAAGGCCGCACGTGAGGCGGTGCAGGCGCATGGGGTGGCGCTCAACGCCATCGCCACCGCCGCGGGCCTCGCCCCCGGCCAGGACGCCACCGCGCTCGCCAGCGCCATCACCGCGGCCCGCGCCGCCGCCGGTGAGGCCGGCAAGATGGCGGCCGAGCTGGTCACCCTCCAGGGCCAGTTGAATGAGATGCGCGCCAGCCAGGCGCGCGAGAAGGCCGAGGCGGCGGTGGATGCCGCCATCCGCGCCGGCAAGCCTATCCCGCGCACCCTGCGCGACCACTACATCGCCCGCCACTGCCAGGACCCGGCGGCGGTGGAGAAGGAGCTGGCGGCGCTGCCCGCGCTGAACGCGGGCGGCATCATCAAGCCCCCCGCCGCGGACGGCACGCCCGCCGTGGACGACGACGAGCGCCGCATCATCGCGATGATGGGCATCGACCCCGCGAAATATGCCGAGACGAAGAAGCATCTCGGCGAGCAGGTGGAGGCCGCCTGACATGCCCCTGACCGCTGACCGCAACACCCCGCGCCGCGACGGTGTGCAGTACGAGGACCCCGTGGCCGCCGGCCAGACCATCTACCGGGGCGCGCTGGTCTGCCTGAATGCCAGCGGCGAGCTGGTGAAGGGCGCCGTCGCCACCACGCTCAAGGCGCGGGGCGTGGCCGAGACCTCCACGCTGGATGCGAACTACACCGGCACGGTGCGCAGCCGCCGCGGGGTGCACCGCTTCAGGAACTCGGCCGCGGGCGACGCCATCGCCGCCGCCGACATCGGGACCAACTGCTTCATCGTGGACGATGAGACGGTGGCCAAGACCAATGGCTCCAGCACCCGCTCGGTCGCCGGGGTGGTGCGCGCCGTGGACGCCCAGGGCGTCTGGGTCGAGATCTGAGGAGCGCCTGACATGATCATCAATGCCGCGAACATGCGGACCCTCAACATCGGCTTCAGCGCGGCCTTCCGGGGCGGGCTGATGAACACGACCACCAGCTACGCCCGGGTGGCGATGATGGTGCCCAGCGGCACCAAGAGCCAGGAGTACGGCTGGCTCGGCAAGTTCCCCAAGGTGCGTGAATGGATCGGCGAGCGCGTGATCCATGGCCTGGCCACCCACCGCTACGCCATCGTGAACAAGAAGTTCGAGCTGACCATCGAGGTCGACAAGGACGACATCGAGGACGACAACATCGGCATCTACACGCCGATGTTCACCGAGATGGGGGCCGCCGTCGCGGCCTTCCCGGACGAGCTGGTCTGGCCGATGCTGCCCGGTGGCTTCACGGGCATCTGCTACGATGGTCGCCCGTTCTTCGACACGCAGCACCCGGTGCTGGATGCCAGCGGCAACATCACCAACGTCAGCAATTCCGGCGGCGGCTCGGGCACGCCCTGGTATTTGATCGGCGAGAGCCCGGGCCGGGTGATGAAGCCCGTGATCTACCAGACGCGCCGCGAGTTCACGATGACGCGCATGGACGCCGCGACGGATGACAGCGTCTTCCGTGAGGGCAAGGCCCTCTATGGCAGCGATGGCCGGTGCAATGTGGGCTACGGCTTCTGGCAGCTGGCCTATGGCAGCAAGCAGACGCTGAACAAGACGAACTTCGCCGCCGCCTTCGCCGCGCTGGAGGGCATGAAGGGTGACTATGGCCGCCCGCTGAACATCCGGCCGCGCATGCTGGTGGTGCCGCCCGCGCTGCGCGAGGTGGGGCTGGAGATCCTGAACGCCGAGCGTGACGCGGCCGGTGCCACCAACGTCTGGCGCAACACGGCCGAGCTGGTGGTGGAACCGTGGCTGGCGTGAGCCCGCCGCTGCGCGTGACGGCCAGCCCCGCCTGGGGCTGGTGCGCGGGCCTGCGCCATCCCCCGGAGGCGGAGTACCCGGCCGGCATGTTCTCGGCCGCGCAGTTGGCCGAGATGGAGGCGGACCCGGCGCTGACGCTGGAGTCGCTGCCGACCGAGGAGGAGCTTGCCGCCGCCCAGGCGCGCCCGGCCCGCACCGCCAGGCGCGGGGCCTGACCCATGGCCTACGCCACCATCAACGACATGGTCGAGCGCTTCGGGCAGATCGAGCTGATCCGCCTGTCCACGCGCGATGGCGTCCTGCCCGAGGCCGTTGACGGCGCGCGGGTGGCCGAGCTGCTGGAGGATGCCTCCAGCGTCATCGACAGCCATCTGCGGCGCCGCTACGCCACCCCCCTGAACCCGGCGCCGCGCGAAATCCGCCGCGCCTGCTGCATCCTGGCCCGCTATGACCTGGCCCAGGGCGGCGATCAGACGCCCAGCGACGCCATGGAGACCGAGCGCAGCCAGGTCATGGCGTGGCTGCGCGAACTGGCCGAGGGCAAGGCCCGCCTCGACCTGGGGCCGGCGCCCACCGACACCTCCGCCCGCGTCATGGACCGCCCGCGCGCCTTCACCGGGCAGGGCCTGCCCTGATGCCCGGCATTCGCCTGACGCCCGACAGCCCGGCCGCCTCCGAAGGCCCGATCCATGCCGCGGCGGAAGCGCTGCGCCAGCGGCTGGAGGCGGGCTTTCCGCCCCCGCGCTTTCACCATGAGCTGCTGCCCGCCCCCCTGACCGCCCGCGTATTGGCGGAGCTGGCCAGTCGCCGCACGCCGTTCGTGGGCCTGGCCTTCCTGGGGGTCCAGCCGGCCGCCTCGCAGCCCCGCAAATACCAGGGCCGCATGCGCTGGGGCGTCTACCTGGTCGCCTCCAACACCGCCGCGCGCGGGCGCCTGCTGGGCGACCGGCTGGGGCCGGGCCTCGCGCAGATGGTGCATGCCGCCATCATCACCCTGCACGGCTGGACCCTCGCGGGGGAACGCGATGGCGGCCTCGGCACCATCAGCGTCCAGGGCGTCGAGAGCACCGATGGCGCCGAATGGGCCAAGGACAACACCGTCTGCGCGGCCATGACGCTGGACCTGGACGCCACCTTCACCGCCGCCACGGCCGATGAGCTGGAGCGCCTGGCCTCCAGCTGGGCCTTCGCCACCACCGACGAGGACATCGTCACCGACACCTGGGAAAGGGCACAAGCCTGATGAGCCTGCATGTCAAACCCGCGCCCGGGCTGGTGGTGCGCGCGCCGGATGGCGCCGTGATCCCGCCCGAAGGCGCCCATCTGGCGGACGGGCTCTACCTGCGCCGCCGCATCGCCGAGGGCGACCTGGTGGTGGTCGAGGCTGAGCCGCCCCCGCCGCCCGCCGCGTCCAGCAAGGGAGGCCGCGCATGAGCCAGACTGTCAGCTTCGACGAAATCCCGATGGATTGGCGGGTGCCGGGGTCCTACCTCGAAATCCGTCCGGATCGCCGCAACCGCGGCCTCTACCCCTATCCCGCCCGCACCCTGATCGTGGCGCCCAAGCTGACCGCCGGCACCGGCGCCACGCTGCAGCCCCTGCGGCTGACCCGGCTGGAGGATGCCATCGCCTGGGCGGGGGAGGGCTCGATCGCAGCCGAGATGGCCGGGGCCTTCCTGGCGAACAACAGCACGGGCGATGCCTCGCTGATGCTGCTGCCGGACCCCAGCAGCGGCGCGGTGCGGGCCACCGGCACCATCACGGTCACCGGCACGCCCACCGCCTCCGGCACGCTCGTGGTACTGATCGGCGGGCAGCGCGTGGCCATCCCGGTGAATGCCAGCGAGACGGCCACCGTCATCGCCGGCCGCCTGGTGGCCGCCATCACCGCCCGCACGGGGCGCCAGGCGCTGCCCGTCACGGCCGCCAACGCCTCGGGCGTGGTGACGCTGACCGCGCGGCATTTCGGCACGGTGGGCAACCTGATCCCCATCCTGGTGAACCCGGAGCCGGACCTGCCCCTGCCGGCCGGCGTGACCGCCCCCGTGGTGGCCATGGCCGGCGGCACGGGCGAGGCCGACATTGCCCCGGTCATCTCGGCCATCGCCACGCAGTGGTGGACGGACCTGGTCTTTCCGGTGCTGACCACGGGCTACATCGCGGCCCTGCCGGCGGAGCTGGACCGGCGCTGGAACGCGATGACGCGGCTGGATGCGCAGGTGTGGGGCATGCAGGCGGGCACCTTCTCGGCCCTCAGCACCCTGGGCAATGCCCGGAACAACCGCTTCATCGCGGAGCTGGGCGCCAATGCCTCGCCGACGCCCCCCTGGGTCTGGGCGGCGGCGCTGGCCGGGCGCGCGACCTTCTTCTTGCTGAACGACCCGGCGCGGCAGCTGCGCGGCATTCCCCTGGTGGGGGTGTTGCCGCCGCCCGCCGCCAGCCGCTTCATCGACACTGAGCGCGACCTGCTGCTGCGCGACGGTATCAGCACCTGGAACGCGACCGATGACGGGCTGGTGGTGCTGGAGCGCGTCATCACCCAGAACCAGCGCACCACGCTAGGGGTGGAAGACACGGCCTGGCTGGATGTGATGACGCCGAAGGTGCTGTCGCGCATCCGCTACGACTGGAACGCGCACATGACGGCCACCTGGCCGCGCCCCAAGCTGGCGGACGATAACGACCCGGCGGCTGAGTTCGACCCCGAGATCGCGACGCCCCGCCGGCTGCACAACAGTTGGGGCGCCCGCTGCACCCTCTACCAACGCCAGGGCTGGATACAGGACGCCTCGCGCACGGCGGCCGACAGCTTCTTCGTGCGGGACGTGAATGACCGCAACCGGGTGAACGCCCGGCTGCGCGTGAACATCCTGGGCAACCTGATGACGCTGGCCGGCGTCCTCGAATTCAGCCAGTAGGAGGCACGCCATGGCACAGACCCTCGGCGTTATCGACATCGTCTGGAACGGCCGCAAGATCGACGTGGAGAAGGGCGCCACCTTCAAGCCCGGCGGCATGAAGAACAACGTGGTCACCGCCGGCCGCCGCCTGTACCGCGCCGAGGAGTTCATGCCCGGCGAGGTGAAGGGCACCACTGTCCTGCAGCGCGGGCAGAGCTTCAAGGCGCTCTACACCACGGGCGAGGGCGAGCTTCAGGTGGTCTGCGATACGGGCCAGAGCTTCACCTGGCCGAATGCCTTCCTGACCGAACTCATCACCGGCACCGGCGGCGAAGGCGGGAAGATCGAACTGACCTGGGCAGTGGATGAAGGGGAGGAACTGCTGAATGGCTGACATCTATGGCGCCCAGGACCCGGCGGCCGCGCCCGCCGAGGACATCGTGGATCTCGGCGCCGCGCCCGATCCCGCGCCCGCAGACCCGGACGTGGTCGAGCTGCGCGAGGATGGCGAGGAGGAGGGCCTGCCCCCCCAGGCCGTCGAGCAGCCGGACGGCAGCATCCGCCTGCCGCTGAAGTACCCGGTGACGTTGAAGTTCAAGACGGGCAGCACCATCCGCGAGGAGCGGTTCGACGCGCTCGTGTTCCACCGGCTGAACGGCGCCGACATGCGCGTGATCAAGGCGGCGAAGCCGGAGGGCATCCTGGCGGTGGCGATGGCGCGCAGCACCCGCGTGCACGAGGGCAAGATGAACGCGGTCTATGACCGGATGGACGCCTTCGACACCACGGCGGCGGACCTGGTCATCGGCCATTTTTTGGGCGCTGGCCAGAAGACTGGCCGCTGATCCTGGCGGCGCTGGGCGGCCATTACGGCTGGCCCCGCGCCGAGCTTGAGGCGCTGACGGCCGCGGACCTCCACTTCTACTCCAGCGCCATGGTGGAGCTGGCCGAGCTGAGGAAGAAGCAGCAGCCATGAACCGCTCCCTCGTCGCGCAGTTCATCCTTCGCCTGCAGGACCGCGCCTCGGGCGGGTTGGACCGCATTCAGGGCCGGCTGGAACGCATCACGCGCGTGGCGCAGCGCCTGGCGGCGGTGGGCGGCATCCTGGCGGGGCTGTCCATCATGGGGCCGGTGCGGGAGGCGGCGGCGTTGGAGCGGACCATGCGGGATACCGCCATCACGGCGGGGCTGACGGGGGAGGCCATCGAGGCTGCCCTCAACACCAATCTACGCCTCTTCCAACAGGTGGCGCGTGACACCAGCCAGCGTGTGCGGGACCTGGCGCAGGCGGCCGGCACGCTGGTGGCGGGCGGCGGCGCGGCCGGCGAGCAGTGGGAAATCCTGATCCCGATCATCGGGCGGGTGGCGACGGCTTCGGGCGCATCAGCCAATGACTTGGCCGAGTCCGTTCTTTCGCTGGTGAACAACCTTCGGCTTGGCGCGGGGCAGGTGGAGCAGGCGCTGGCCGCCATGGTCCAGGCCGGGCGCGAAGGCCAGTTTGAATTGCGCGATATGGCGCGTGAGTTTCCCTCGCTGACGGCGGCGGCGGCTGGCCTTGGCATGACCGGCCCGCAGGCCGTCTATAGCCTGGCGGCCGCCCTGCAAGTGGCGCGGCAGGGCGCGGGCACCGCCAGCGAGGCCGCGACCAACCTGGCCGGCATCCTGCGGGAGATGGCTTCGCCCACAGCGGTGCGCGCCTTTGCGGAAATGGGCGTGGACCTGCCCGCGATGATGGCCGACGCCGCCCGGCGCGGCATCAATCCGCTGGAGGCGTTGGTCCAGAAGGTGCGCGACCTCACTAGCGGCGACATATTTCGGGTGGGCGAACTGTTCCAGAACAGCGCTGCCCTCGGCTTTCTCCGGCCGATGATCATGGAGACGCAGCGGTACATGGACGTGCGCGACCGCGCCGCCGCCACCAGCCCCGACTTGCTGCTGCAAGGCCAGGCGGATGCGATGCGCGGCCTGGATGCCGCCCTGCGTCGCCTGAGCGTGGCATGGGACGAGTTCATCACGCGGCTGGGCCAGGCTGCGGAAGGCCCGCTCACCATCGTGGCTGGTCTGTTGCTCGACATGCTGCGGATATTCAGCGAGTGGGACGCGGCCTACCCAGGGCTGCTGGACAACATCGCCTTGTTCGGCACGGGACTGACGGCGGCCGCCGTGGCGGTCGGTGGCCTCGGCCTGGTCATCGGGCCGTTGATGGCCGGCTTGGCTGCGCTCGTCAGTCCGATTGGCCTGGTCGTTGCTGGTCTCGCCGCGCTCGCAGCCGCCATCCTGGCCATCCACCAGAATTGGGACGGCATCCAGGGGGGCTTCACCGCCTTCACCGACTGGATCTCCGGCTGGGTCTCTGGCCCGGTCACTGCCGTGGTCGCGGCCATCCGCGGCCCCTTTGATGCGCTCACTGGCTGGTTCAGCAACCTCTGGCAGGGCATGCGCGGCCCCTTCGACGCCTTCATCACCGGCGTCACCGAGCGCATCGAGCGGCTGCGCCAGGCCTGGGACAACCTGATCGGCGCCCAGCCGGAACCCACGCCCGCACCCGGTGCCCAGCAGGGCCAGCGGAACTGGGGCAACCGGGCGCGGCTCGCACAGGGCTTCTACAGGCCCGACGCCATGGCCGGCGCCATGGCGGGTGGCGCCCCGCCGCCCATCACCATCACGGGGGAAGTTTTGGTGCGGTCCACGGAAGGCGCTGAGGTTGTGCGTGCCGAGAGCGGCAATCCGCGGGTGCCCTTCACCATCGCGCCGCAAAACCGCGGCCCGATGCGCGACCGCCCTTGAGGCAAAGCCCATGAGCTTCTCTCTCCTCGACAGCCTTTTCCCCGCTGAATGGCGCGGCGTGCCCTTCCACATGCCGGACGCCCGGGAGGAGACGGGGCGGCGCGTGGTGCGCTTCCTCTTCCCCGGCCGTGATGATGGCTGGCACGAGGACATGGGCGCGCTGGACGGCGCCATCCGCGTGACCGGCCTCATCATCGGCGAGGACTATGTGCGCCGCGCCGAGCGCATGCGCGCCGCCTTCCGCGCGCCAGGCCCCGGCCTGCTGGTGCATCCCTGGCTGGGCGAGCTGGACGTGGTGCTGGCTGACACAGCCGAGATCAGCTTCACCGAGCGCGAGATCCGGCTGGCGCGCTTCACGGCGATCTTTGAGCCCTATATCGAGCGGCCCGTCCCCAAGCTCGACACGCTGGGCCTGCTCTTCGCCACGCTGGACGGGCTGCGCGAGGACGCCACGCGCCTGCTGCGCTGGGCGCTCGCCCCGGTGCGGCTGACCCAGGCGCTGATCGGCACCACCGGCGCCTTCGCCACCGAGATGGTGGGGCTGCTGCGCGGCGGCATCGCGGTGGTGCGGGGCCTGGGCGGCCTGCCCCGGACGCTGGAGACCAGCTTCGGCGCGCTGCTGGACCTGGGCGGGCTGCGCGCCGATGCGGGCTATGGCGGGGCCGTCGCTGCCCGCCTGGCCGCGCCCGGCGCCATCATCCGCGACGCCGGCACCCCGCGCCTCGCCCCCGCCGTGGGTCTGTTCGGCGGTGCGCAGACCGCGCCCCTGGTCGAGACCGGTGCCGCCGCGCGGCTGCTGCTGGGCGTCGCCGCCTTGCTCCGCGCCACGCCGGCCGGAACGCCCGCGCTGCGCCTGGCCGCCGCCGCCCTGCTGCTGGCCGACGCGGTGCAGCTGGGCGTGCAGGTGCGCTTCGCATCGCGCAATGAGGCGCTGGCCCAGCGCGCCACCCTCGACGCGGCCCTCGTCGCCCTGGCCACCGAGGCCGCCTTTGCCGCTGCAACCGACCCCGCCAATGCCGGTACCCTGTGGCGCGCCCTGGCCGGCACCCGCGCCGCCGTCGCGCGTGACCTGAGCGAGCGCGCCGGCCGCCTGCCCGAGGTGCGCACCCTGCTGCTGCCCGCCGCCGCGCCCACCTGGCTGGTGGCGCAGCACCTGGCGGGCGATGCCCCAGGCCGGGTGGCGGCGCAGTATCTCGACCTGGTCGCGCGCAACCGCCGCCGCGCCAGCCCGGCCGGCGAGCGCCAGCGCCCCGCCCGCCTGCCCGCCGGCCCCGTCGAGCTGCTCGCATGACCAAGCCCCGCCTGACCCTGCGGCTGGGCGAGCAACTCCTCGAGGAGTGGACCCGCGCCGAGATCACCCGCGACCTGGAGGAAATCAGCGGCGGCTTCCGGATCGAGGTGCTGGACCTGGCGCGCACCGCCGCCGCCCTGCCGGCCTGGTGGCGGCCCGACTTGGTGCGCGGCCCCATCCTGCCCGGCGAGCGCGTGACCCTCGCCCTGGATGGCGAGGTGGTGTTGCTGGGCTGGCTGGACGAGGTGGAGGTGAACTATGGGCCGGACAAGCTCTCCGTCACCCTCGTGGGCCGCGACCTGGTGGGCGACCTGGTGGACTGCGCCGCCGCGCCGGAGGGACCGGCCGAGTACCTGAACCTGACCCTGACCGAGATCTGCGCCCGCCTCTGCGCACCCTTCGGCATCGAAGTCACGGCGGATGTGGACGTGGGCGCACCCTTCCCGCGCTTCGGGATAGAGGTGGGTGAGACGGCAATGAGCGCCATCGAAAAGGGCTGCCGCCAGCGCGGCGTGCTGGCCGTCAGCGACGGGGTGGGCGGGCTCCGGCTGACACGCGGTGGGCGCAACCCGGCCCCCACGCCGCTGGTCTTTGGGGACAACATACTGACGATGGACGCCACCTTCGACCATGCCGAGCGCTTCAGCGCCTACATCGTGAAGGGCCAGGCCCAGCGTTCGGGCGGCGTGGTGCTTGATGGGGTGGCGCCGGTCCTGCTGCCCGGCCCCACTCCCGGCGCGCGCCCCCCGCCGACCTCGCCGGCCGGGCCGCGCCCCAGCGTGGTGATGACCGGGCGCGCGACCGACCCGGCCGTGCGCCGGCACCGGCCTACCGTCAGCCTGGCCAAGACCCAATCCGGCGGAGCGAGCGTCCAGGAACAGGCCGACTGGCGGATGCGCACGGCGCGCGCGCGCAGCGAGAGCCTGCGGGCCGTGGTGGCCGATGTGCGGGCGGGCGAGGACGCCCGGCTGTGGCGCATCAATGAGCGGGTGCTGGTGGATGATCCGCTCTCCGGCGCCTCGCACGAGCTGCTGGTGGCGGCGCTGACTTGGCGCCTCGGGCCGGACGGCACGCGCACCGAACTGCGCCTCTGCGGGCCCGAGGCCTTCGACATTCTGCCCGAACCAGAACCCCGCACCACCCGCGCCGCCACGCCCCGCCGGCTGGACGGTACGGCAACCGAGCTTCGCCCATGAACAGCGAGGACGCCGCCCTGCTGCGCGGCCAGGTGGTGCGCGGTGTGGTGCACGGCCTGGACGATGCCGGCGGCCAGCAGCGTGCCGTGGTCGAGACGCATGAGGGCGTGGTGCGGTCGGGCGTTGAGGTGGTGCTGCCCTATGGCCTGGCGAGCAGGCCTGCGCCTGGGGGCGCCACCATTCTGCTGGCGGTGGGCGGCGACCAGGGCGACCAGGTGGCGCTGCCCGTCGCCGGCGGCGCCCGCCTGGGCCTGCTCGGGCTCGGCGAGGTGGCGCTCTACACGGATGAGGGCACGCGGGTGCACCTTGCGTCGGGGGGGCAGGTCCGTATCGCCGCCGCCACCGAGATCGCGGTCCAGGTCGGCGGGACGGTCCTGCGCGTGACGGCCGCAGGCGTGCAGTTGGAGGGCGACCTGCAGGTGCAGGGCAGCATCAGCGCCAGCGGCAGCGTCAGCAACGGGATAGGCCCGCTGGACTGAGCGCGGTATGGAAAGCGCCATGGCGAAGAAGCGCGTTCTCTCCCATACCACGGCCGAGGCCACCCTTGCCGCAGCCGGAGATTGTCGGGCCGCCTGCATCCGCCTGATGACCGAGGCGCCCATTTCCAGCGAGGCCTACCAGAAGGCCGAGGCCCTGCGGCGGGCGGTGGATGACCTGGCCGAGGCGCTGACCGGCAACCGCGAGCACTTCCACCTGCCCCCACCCCGGGCGGGCTGACCCCCGCACCTGCGGGCGTGAACCGCCCCCTCGCGCGCGTGCGAGGGATGGCGCCATGGCATCCCATCTCGCCCTCGCCTATGACCCCGCGACACGCCGGGCGGACCTGGCCTTTGCGGCGGGTGGGCTGTTGCTGGATGCCACCGCCGCCACCCCCGCCATCGTCGCCCTGCTGAGCGACCGTCGCGCGCGGGGGGACGACACCCTGCCGCTGCCGGCCGCTCCCACACTGGCCCCCGATATGCTGAACCCCCGCCGGGGGTGGGTGGGCGATGCCCTGGACCCGGCCGGCCAGCGCTGCGGCTCCCGCCTCTGGCTGCTGCTGCGCGCGCTGGAAACCGAGGCCACGCGTGGGCGTGCCGAACGCTATGCGCGCGAGGCCCTGGCGCCGGTGGCCGGCGCGCAGCCCCTGGAGGTCTCGGCCGAATGGGTGCGGCGCGGCGTGCTGGTCTATCGCGCGCGGATCGGCGCCGAGGACGTGGCCGTCGAGCAGGCCATCACCTGATGCCGTGGCCGCTGCCCAGCCCCGCCGAGATCGCCGAGCGCCTGGCCGCGGGTTTCGAGCAGGAATTCGCCCCCATCGCCGGGCCCGAGGGCGTGGATGCGCGCAGCGCCAACGCCACCCTGGCCGCGCTGGGCCGGGTGCAGGCGCTGGGGGCCTTTGACCTCTACCTCCAGCTCCAGCGCCAGGCGCAGGAACTGTTCCCGGACACCGCGCTGGACGAACTGCCTCGCCACGCGGACGTGTGGGGCATTCCGCGCAGGCCTGCCGCCGCGGCGGCGGGCAGTGTCACCTTCACCGGGGCGAACGGCCTCGTGCTTCCGAGCGGCATCGCCCTGCGGCTGGGGGGTGTCACCGTGTTGACCACGGCGGGAGGCACCATCTCCGGCGGCGTTCTCACTGTGCCGGCGCAGGCCGACACGCCCGGCGCGGCCGGCAATTTTCCGACATCCACACCCCTGCCGCTGGTGACGCCCATCGCGGGGCTGACGGCCCAGGTGGCGGTGGTGGCGGCGCCGGGCTTCGCGGGAGGTGTGGAGCAGGAGGAAGAGGAGGACTGGCGCGCCCGCCTGTTGGCTCGCATCCGCGCGGGCGTGCCCTACGGCCAGCGCAGCGGCTACGAGGCATGGGCGCTGGCGGTGCCAGGCGTGGCCGTGGCAGCAGAGCGGCCGGGTTGGGTCGGGCTGGGCAGCGTGGGTGTGGTGGTGGCCATGGGCAGCCGGCAAGCCCCGGCGGTGCCGACGGCCCCCCAGTTGGCCGCCGTGCAGGCGGCGCTGGATGCCAATCGTCCGGTGACAGCCCTGGTCGTGGCGCTGCCAGTTGTTCTGGCTCCGATCAATGTCAGCATCTTCCTGACGCCCGACACGACTGCCACGCGGGCCGCGGTCAGTGACGCCATCTCCCTCTTCTTCGCCTCGGAGCCGGGCATCGGCGGCGTGATCCGCCGGTCCAGGCTCTCCGAGGCCATCAGTTCCGCCGCGGGCGAGTACGCGCATCGGCTCGACTGGCCGCCGGACACGGTGGCGCTCGGAGCCACCCATCTGGCCGTGCCTGGCACCATCACCTGGCTGTCGGCATGAGCGGCGCGCGCGAGGCCCAGTTGGCGCACTTGCTGGCGCTGTCACCGCCCGGCGGCGCCTATCCGCGCGCGAGGGACAGCAACTGGGCGCGTGCCCTGGCGCCACTCGCGGGCGAGCAGGCGCGCATCGAGGCCGAGGCGGAGGCCATGCTGATCGAGGTGGACCCCCGCCGCGCGCAGCCGCTCCTGGCGGATTATGAGCGCGTGCTGGGCGATGACCCATGCCTCGGCCCCTCGGCAGAGCTGCCGCTCGGCATCCGCCAGCAGTTGGCACATCAGCGCTGGACCAACCGAGGCGGTGCCACGCCGGCCTTCTTCGTGGCGCTGGCGGCGGCTGTGGATGTGACCATCACGATCACGGAGAGCGAGGCCTTCGAGGCTGGCGTGGCCACGGCCGGCATGGAGCTGGTGCCGGAGGCTGGCCGCTTCGAGTGGGTCGTGAGCCTGCCGGCGCCCACCGTGCTGATCGAATTCGAGACGGGTGCGGCGGACGCGGGCACGCCGCTGGGCGACTTCGCGCCCAACCCGGTGGAGTGCCTCATCCGCGCGGCCGCCCCCGCCCATACCGCCGTCTATTTCAACTACCAAGGGAGCTGACCCATGGACCGCATCACGGGCAACACCGTCAATCTTGGTGGAGGTCGGCGGGGCTTCCGGGCCCGCAACCTGTCGCTCGGGCAGGCGGGCACCATCGTCACAGCCGCCCACCTGAACGCGGTTCAGGAAGAATTGATGGCGGTCATCGAGGCCGCGGGCCTCACGCCGTCCAGTGCGGACCTTGATCAGCTTCTGCAGGCCATCCTGTTGATCACCCCGGGCCGATTGGTCGGGGTGCAGGTCTTCACAGCCTCTGGCACGTACATCCCGACGCCCGGGGCGAAAATCGCGGATGTGGAAGTGCAGGCCGGCGGCGGCGGCGGCGGCGGCGCACCGGCAGCGGGGACCGGCCAGATAAGTGGTGGCGCTCCAGGCTCCGCCGGCAGCTATGGGTGGGGGCGATACCCCATTACCGGCCCAGTCCCCGTCACCATAGGCGCGGGCGGCGCGGGCGGCGTGGGCGCCAATGGCTCTCCAGGCGGCGCGTCGTCCTTCGGCACCCTGCTCACCACCATCGGCGGCAACGCCGGGGCCATCACCAGTCCCACTAGCATCATCCCCATCGTGGTCAGCAACGTCGAGACTCAACCTGGTTCCGGCGGCCTCATCAACGCTGGCGGCGCCGCAGGTCAACCGAGCTTGGGGCTCAGCACCACTGCCACTCAAACCTACGGCGGGTCTGGGGGAAACAGTCGGTTCGGCGCGGGCGGAGGCACCATTTTCGGGTCGGTCGGCAGCGGGCGGGCAGGTGTGGGGCGCGGAGCCGGTGGTAGTGGAACTGCCAACGGCCAGAACAACGCCAACCAGACGGGCGGCGCGGGTTCCCCGGGCATTGTCATCGTCCGCGAGTACAGCTGATGACCCTTGCCCGCCCCACCCCGCCCTGGCGCGCCTGGCCCATGCGGCGCGGGCAGCTGCAGCCGCAGGTCTGGCCCTGGCAGGACGATGAGGGCCTGGTGGCCATCACCGACGGCATCGAAGTGCGACTGCGCATCGTCTGGCCTGACGGCACCGTGCGCGAGAGCATCGCCGGCCCCGAGAACGAGCTGCGGTTGCTGGAACAGGACAACCCCCTGACCCGCGGCCACATCATCTTCTACCCCACGGCGGAGCTGGTGGAGAGCCTGCCCATCCATCCTCCGGCCCGCTACCGCCTGGAGGCGCGTCGCGAGGGCTGGGCCACCACCATCATCGAGGGCGAGATCGCGATGCATCCCGGAGACGCGGAGACCAGCCGATGAGCGCCTACAGCCCCGGCCTGAGCGAAACCATCGCGATCGCCAAGCAGTACAAGGACCAGTCGGGTGCGGCGGCCGCCACGGCCACCGAGCAAGCCAATCTGGCCGGGCAGCGACGCGAGGGCGCAGAGAACGCGCGCGACACCGCCATCGAGCAGGCCGATTTGGCCGCCCAGGCCCGGCAGGGTGCCGAGGATGCGCGCGACACCGCCACCGCGCAGGCGGGCCTGGCCAACCAGGCGCGAGAGGGCAGCGAGACGGCCCGGGACGTCTCCCTCGAGCAGGCCGGCATCGCGACCCAAGCCGCCAACACCGCTGCCGCCTACGTGACCGCGCAGCTGGTGGCCGCCACCGCCGCCAACGCCAACACGGCCACCGTCCAGGCCGGCATCGCCACGGCCCAGGCTATCCTCGCCGGCCAGCAGGCGACCAACGCGCAGGGCAGCGCCAACACCGCTGCCGGCACCCTGGCGGCCGTCCAGGCCATCGGAGGCGGACTCATTGGTTTCGGCGTCGGGCCGGTCATGGTGCCGCGCGCGGCGGAGCTGCCAGCCGGCGCCTGGTGCGACCCCGATCCTCTGGCGCGCCGTCCGCTGCGCGTCATCACCGCCAACTACCAGATCACGCCGGACGACGACCTGTGCACGCTCCTCATCGAGAGCGGCAGCGTGACGCTGACCTTGCCCCTCATCACCGGCCTGGCGCCTTGGTGGGTGATCGACATCTTCAACCGCAGCGGGGCGCCTGCGGCGGTCCAGCGCGCGGCAGGCGCCGTGATCGGCGCCTCCGCCACCTCGATCACCGTCCCCGACGGCACCGGGGTCCGGCTGATGCGGCGCGATGCAACCCGTTTCGAGAGGATCGCCTGATGCGCCCCGCCATCTACATGGACTTCGCGCGGTCGGGTCGGCTGGACCCGCGCGCCCGCGTCATCCGTGCGAGCGGCGGCACGCGCCGGGGCCCCGATGGGGTCTGGCGGGAGGTCGGCGCCAACACGGCGCGCCTGCACTGGTCGGCGGATGGCGCGGCCCTTGGCCTGCTGATGGAGCCGGGGCGCGCCAACCTCATCAACAACCCCCGCACAGAGCCGGGCAGCGGGGCCGGCCTGCCGACGGGCTATGTCACGGCCGGGGCGGACACCGCCATCACAACCTACCTGGCGCAGTCGGCCATCGCGGGCGTGCAAGGCCGGCGCGTGCAGGTTGTGGGCACGACGGCGGTTGCCATCGCGCGGTTTCTGTCTACCGGGACGTTGGTTCTGGCTTCCGGTCCATATGTCTTTTCGCGTTTCGCGGCCTTCATTGCCGGCTGGGGTTCCGTCGGCGCGCCGCGCTTGCAGTCCTTCGGCGGCGGCGGGATCGGCGACACCTTCGTGGCTTCGTCCGCCCTGGCTCGCTACACGCTCCCAATCGTGATCCCCGAGGGCGGGGGCAGCGTCGCGCTCGCCATCAGCACCAACCCAGTCATACCCATCGGTGCCGGCGTCAACCTGGACGCCTTCATCGGGTGGGATGGGCTGGAGGCAGGTCTCTACGCCACCACGCCGATCCTGCCCGCGGTGGGGAGCCCCGGCTCGGCCACGCGCGCGGCCGAAACCCTCGAAACCCTGCTCGCCGATTGGGGCATTGCCCCCGGCACCGAGGGCACGCTGCTGGTTGCGGGGCGCGCGGCCCCCGGCCTGGAGATTGGCGGCGCTTCGCAGCGCGCCATCCAGGTCGATCTGGGCAGCGCTGCCAATGCCATCCGCATCGACCGCCTCGGCAGTCGGCAGATGCGCGGCGCCCTGGTCGTCGGCGGCAACTCCATCGCCACGGCCTCCAGCGCCGGCACGGTGGCCGACAGCGCGGATTTCGTGGCCATCCTGGCCTACGACCAGACCTCGATGGCGCTGACGCTGAACGGCGCGGCGCCGGTCGAGACAGCTACGGGGCAAGGCATTTCGCCCACGCGCATCCTCCTGGGGGATTGGGGCGGCACCATCGAGCGGTTCGCCTGGTGGCCGCGGCGGCTGCCCAACGCACAGGCGCAAAGCCTGTCCCGGCAGGGGGTCCTCGCATGATCTACTCCGCGCATCAGTTCACCTCGCCCGCCGCGCTGGCGGCCGCCCGCGCCATGGACGAACCTGCCGCGCTGGACGTGATCGGCACGGCCTACGGGCCGCCGGTGCTGGATGCCGAGGGCGAGGTGGCCGCGCCGGGCGAGGCGCTGCCCGGCTGGTTCGCCATCGCCGCCTGGGATGGCGGGGTGCCTGCGGCGTGGGAGGCCAGCCGCATGGCGCCCGCCGAGGCGCCGCGCTGGTGGGCCGGGGTGGCCCGTGATGCCCCGGCGCCGCCCGCGCCCCCGGTTCCCCTCTCCATCTCGCCCCTCCAGGCGCGCCGCGCGCTGTTGGCCGCCGGCCTGCTGGATGATGTGGAAGCCGCGCTGGCGGAGGCACCGCGCGAGACCCAGCTGGCCTGGGAGTACGCGGTGGAGGTGCGCCGGGATGACCCGATGCTGATCACTGTCGCCGCCGCGCTCGGGCTGAGCGCCGAGCAGGTGGATGCCCTGTTCCTGGCGGCGGTGGCGTGAGCCTATGGCCCCCGCCGTCCCCGTGAGGCCCCCCGTCGCCTGAGGCGGGGGTTGGGGCGCGGGAACGCCCCAAGCCGCGCGGCTGAACCCCGCGCACGGAAAACCGCCCCGCCATGCCGGCCGGCACCGGGGCAAAGGAGCATATCCGTGCGATTCGACGATACTTCCCCGCTGACACCCGTGCCCCCGGTCTCCCCGGTGGCCCCGTGGGTGGGCGGCAAGCGCAACCTGGCCAGGACCATCATCGCCCGGCTGCAGGCCGTGCCCCACACCGCCTATGTCGAGCCCTTCATTGGGATGGGCGGCATCTTCTTCCGGCGGCCCTTCAAGGCCAAGGCCGAGATCATCAACGACGCCAGCCGGGATGTGGCGACGCTCTTCCGCATCCTCCAGCGGCACTACCAGCCCTTCATGGACATGCTGAAGTGGCAGGTCACCAGCCGGGCCGAGTTTCAGCGCCTGGTGGCCACCGATCCGGACACCCTGACCGACCTGGAGCGAGCGGCACGGTTCCTCTACCTCCAGCGCACCGCATACGGGGCCAAGGTCGAGGGGCGGAACTTTGGTGCCCATGTCACCGGCCCAGCGCGCTTCGACATCACCAAGCTGGCCAGCATCCTGGAGGCGGCACATGAGCGCTTGGCGGGGGTGACCATCGAATGCCTGCCCTGGCAGCAGGCCTTGGCCCGCTACGACCGGCCCGAGACCCTGTTCTACCTCGACCCGCCCTATTGGGGCTGCGAGGACTACTACGGCCGGGAGCTGTTCAGCCGGGCCGATTTCACCGCCCTGGCCGAGGCGCTGGCACGGCTGAAGGGGCCCTGGATCATGAGCCTCAATGATGCGCCGGGGGTGCGGGAGTGCTTCGCGGCCTTCGAGATCGAGGCGGTGGAGACCACCTATTCCCTGGCTGGTCCCGGGCGCCAGGGAGGCGGTCGGGCGGGCGAGGTACTGATCTCGCCGCGCCGCTCCGGCTGAAGCTTTGAACGTTCTCCGCGCATAGTCGCCTGATTTTCGCCTCGTTGGGATTGGACTTCGGTGCGCTGGAGGGTAGTCCGCCTCTAATTCAGCTTTCAGTGGGCCCTAGCCCTAGTGCCTAATGTGCCGAACCAGGAATTTGTGGAGACGCCGATGCCTTACGATGCGCGCATCATTGCCAACGCCATCCTGCAGCGGGCGGCTCGGAAAGGCCTCCGGCTTACCAACCTCGACATTCAGAAGCTGGTCTACCTTGTGCACGGGGCCTTCCTTCAAAAGACAGGGAAACCTCTGGTCGAGGGGGAGTTTGAGGCTTGGCAATATGGGCCGGTGCATCGCGTCCTCTACAACGCATTTCGCTCGGCCGCGGACGGTCCTATTGACGGTCCCGCCCGCAAGCTGAACCCGCTGACGCGGACCCTGGTAGACCTCCCACGGCTGGACGACCCCGAGGTGGAGGATGTCCTTGACTCGAATCTTGGCAACTTCCTATCCCTTCCCACCCATGCGCTCGTCCAGCTCACCCACGCTCCTGGCACGCCCTGGAGCAGAACGTTTGCTGAGGCAGAAACACGCCCCAACGTAGGCATGGTGATTTCCGACTCGGTCATTGCTCTGCACTTCGAGGGGCATCGCATCCGGGAATTCAGCCGAAACGCGGCGGCTCTCGACGCCAGCTTGGAGGGTGAGGTTGGACGACGCTGA